CGGGTGCATAAGAATATTGTGCTCTGCCTGGAAGACGAGCATATAGTTAAAAGTACCAGAGATACCAAGAGGCATAGCATCGGAGAAACTACCTTGACCGAAGGGATAGACGAGGAATACTGCACTCGCAGCAGCTACTGGTGCCGAGTAGGCAACACAGATCCAGGGGCGCATACCCAGGCGGTAAGAGAGTTCCCACTCACGTCCCATATAGGCATAGATGCCGATCAGGAAGTGAAAGACTACCAATTGGAAAGGACCACCATTGTAAAGCCACTCATCGAGTGAGGCAGCTTCCCAGATGGGGTAGAAGTGGAGACCGATTGCGTTTGAACTTGGGACAACAGCACCAGAGATGATGTTGTTACCGTACATAAGTGAACCAGCAACTGGTTCGCGGATACCGTCGATGTCAACGGGAGGTGCTGCTACGAAAGCAACGATGAAGCAGATGGTAGCTGCCAACAAAGTTGGGATCATCAGCACACCAAACCAACCAACATACAAACGGTTGTTGGTGGAGGTTACCCACTCGCAGAATGATTCCCACGAGGAAGTAGATTGTTGTCTTGAAAGAGTGGACATTGAAATTGAAAAAAGTAAGACCATCAGGGAATGGTGGAGTTACTATTCCTCTACGCCCTAGGCAGAGGTATTAAAGACGTGTTTAGACACCCTATAGGTCTTGGTTTGAGGAGTGTTACGAACCGTTAAGAAATGTTTTCTTTCCTTAACCTGTTGACTTATTTAGTATAACAGGAAACCCTCACAGCGTCAACCCTCAAAAGATAAGCATAAGTGCTCATTAATGAGAGCGTCGTCTTGGACAAAATACACGTAGTCGAGCATAGAATCCTTGAGTGTGTCCAGTGCATCCTGCTTGGTATGCACCAGTGGTGCACCTGCAAGATTGAAACTAGTGTTCAACAGAATTGGAACCCCAGTGATCTGATGATACTCCCTAAGCACCTCAGCCATATACCCCTCTGTGACAGTTTGTATTCTGCACGTACCATCAACGTGGATCACTCCAGGAGCATTGTCTATGGCAATCTGTTTAGCTTTAAAACTAACAGTCATTTCAGGAGATGACTTGAGACCAAGAGTCTCAAAGTACTCTTCAAAATACTCTTCTAGGATAATACCAGCAAAGGGACGATACCATTCTCTCTTCTTAATTTCATTTACTTTGTCTTTCGCATCTCTACCACGAGGATCAAAGATGATAGAACGATGTCCCAATGCACGTGGACCTGCTTCAGGTTGACCATCATACAAAGCAATAGATCTATCCTTCACAAGCAGCTCAGCAAGGTCTCTAGCGGTTGCAGATCTACCAGTAACTACAGGTTGTTCATCTAGATGATGATAGAAAGTATTGTTCTTGGGGTATGGAGTCTTGTCTGATGTATGTTGACGATAAAAATACCAAGCAGCACCCATACTATTACCAGTATCATCTGCATTGGGTTCAAAGTAGAAGCTTACATCTGGATTTTGCTCAATCAAATAGTTGTTAGCAACAACATTCAGTCCATAACCACCAGTAATAATCACATTATTAATTCCAGTATGCTTAACCCACTTCCGAACCAAATAATTTAATGCCTTTTGAGTCTCTTTCTGCAAGTGCAGCGCCCAGTTTGCATAGGGTTGAAAATTTTCTCGGGTAACTTTACCTATGATTTTCATCTTAGGATTAGACACCGTGGTAGTCCAACTAGCGTGAGTAAAATACAGATCAAGTGGAGTAGATCCCATAAACAATGAAGGAAAATACTGTTCTTCACCGTAAGCTGCAAGACCCATAGTCTTACCATTCTCTAACGGACCTTCGCCAATCAATGTAGTACCACTTTCATATACTTTAGTGATACCAAATCCACTACGATAGTTCAACTCCACGCCAGGTTTCTTTGCTTGCATCTTCTTGATGAAGTCTTCGTAACCAGCAGGATTATTCTTTGGTGTCCTAGGATTCCCAGGATTACGCATCCAGTAAGCTTTATACAGTTCTTTATACAAAGCTGGTTGACGCATCAAATATACAGACTCACATTCTCTACCAATCCACTCTGCTTCAAGATTGCCAGATCCATCAATGCCAACTGGTTCATCACCAGGGTCATAGATCTGAGACCCATCACGATCGATAACAAAGACTAAAGCAGTCTCCATTGCAGCATTATTATATGCATTGAAAGCGTGAGAAAGGTGATGGTCTCCTGTAAAGTCTACAACCATCTCAGGTGACAACCCTGTCTTCTTACAAACGAAGCACCTGAAGGTGTCAGAAAAAGGAGGACAAGCAGTAGGAGATTGTATGACTGCCATATCAATCTTCCCCTTCGCTGCTTCAATTGCCTTCTCGATGGCAATGAAGGGTTGCTTATCTCGTTTCTCTCCTGTATACCTCTCTTCCTTTCCAAAGTACTCAAGCTCACCATCATTGATGACGCAGACACTGGAATCGTGAGCAACACTGATTCCTAGAACTCTATAACTCATAAAAAAAGGGAGCGTATGCTCCCCATATTATAACAGGTTATTGGTATTTATCACCAGATACCAGGGATGATTTGTCCTGTCGTTGCGTAAGCACCGATTGCTGCGATGATACCGAGCATTGCTGCCCAACCGTTAATGCGTTCTGCGTTTTCGTTCATTGATTTTCCTCGATAGTTTTGTTGGTGATGATGATCTTTTGACCATCGTGTGTAAATTGCAACTCATCATCTGGATGCCACATAAGCTCTTCGTACATATCGTCAAGCTTCTGCATATCCTGATAGAGTTGATTAGGATTGGACATCAAGTTCTAGAAAGAATTTGGTTTGATCACTAGGGGAGTTCTCGTAGATAGAACTGTCACCATATTCTTTGTGATCTTTGTACCCAACCATACGACCTTTCGTATTTTGGATCGCTCCCATCATAGCAATGATCAAGAAGATTGCAGGTGGTCCGATGATAAGGGCACCTCCAATGACATAATATGTAAGAATTTCAAGTAGGGAAGGTTCCATTAAATACCGAATGCGCCGAAAAAGAATAGACTACCAGTGGTAGCGTAGGAAACAAGTGCTGCAACAAAACCAAGCATCGCTGTGCGACCGTTGAGTTTTTCTGCACGTTCTGCATAAGTCTCATAACCATAACGCTCAGCGTCCGTCTGTGAGATATACATTCTGGGTTCTGTGGCGTACATATTCGTACGTCCACCGTCTTCAGTTGTTACAGTCATAGAAGTTTTGTTAACTTGTGTTACATTATATAGGAAGGGGGAACCGTCTGTCAAGAGTCTGACTGTTAGAATTTGTTAACAATTCAGATTAGTAATCCTGATCTCTCAGGATGCTCTTACAAGTTTCCGAGTTCCTTTTACAGAACTGTCGTACGTGTCCGTGGACATCGTGCTCCATAGTTTGGTGAGCTCGCGTGTGAACAAATTCGATGAACCCTAGGGTTCCAAAGATCGTAAAGATCAAAACGAATGCAGGATGGGTAAGACCACGAAGAAGGTAACGCATCAAAAAAGGGGTCCGAAGACCCCCGTATTATAGCAGACTGTCAAGTGGATCAGAAGTTGTACTTCACACCGAGCTTAGCTCCGTAACCACGGTCAAGATCTTCGTCACCAGATCCAACGAATGAGACTTCACCATATGCACCGAGGGCATCGGTCACAGCGAAACCAACACCTGCCTTACCTGAAGGAACGGTATCAGCGTCACCACCATCGGGAGTCAGCACGGTAGCGCCGCCCTGAACGTAGTAGGAACCACTTTCGCCAAGAGCACCTTCGTAACCTACGTGCAGGTCTGTTCCAGCACCATTGTACTCCGATCCAGTCCAACCAGCATTGGTCTCTACGTTAACGTAGGGTCCTGCGAAAGCAGCACCAGCAGAAGCGAACAGAGCAGCGGAAGCTGCGAATACAGTTTTGATCATTTGTTTTAGAAAATTAAGTATGTCTCGTAGAGTTTAACCTACGGATGAAAGAAGACTCGACAAGTCTTCGTTGTAACGATTAATTACAAGTTTTATTTATACTTGCAACTTTGTCAAAGAAGTACGGGTTTTGCCCACCGAAGATGTGCTCTCCGTCCTTCGTGCCGTAATCATAGCACTCGATGGTGTCTTCTGTCAATCTAAAATGAGACTTGACTTGAGCACCACGGGCAGTGCATAGAGGACTGCCCTTTCCAATCCACACCTCAAGGCGAGGATCGAAGACACAAAGCATATCACAGTTCTCGTTCCTTGTCCAGTCACTGAGATAATTCCTGACCAGGACTTCAGTGTCGGAGAAGTAAACGAGATCGTGATAGCGTTCGCGATAGATCTTACCGTCGTACATATACTTCTGTACGACGTGGATAGACCCGTCCTCAGATAGGTCATAGGTAAGTTGAACGTGTGAGAAATCAGTGGGACGTGACTGAGCTTGTTTAATGTTGTCCCACTTACCGATTAACCAGTCTCTCATTTTGAGGTTGTATTGTCAGATTGTAACTGACGATAATTTTATCATCAGTGTCTTGATTTTTTTCTGTCTCGTGTTCCAACCAACCAGGGAACATCAGTAGTGTTCCTGTCTTAGGTTCGACATCCATAGTTTTTGCTGTCTGAAAAATCAAATCTTCATCGAAGAGGTGATTAATCAACGGAGCAATAGGATTGAAAAAAGTAATCGGTCCTGCAAGAGTAGGTTGCCTGAAGTAATACGCACCACTCACCATAGAATTACTATGAGAATGACGAGGAATATAAGCTCCAGGTTCATACACAGTCCACCACGCTTGATAGGTAGAGAACTTGATAGTGTCACAGAACAACTTTCTGTATGTGTCATACAGGTTCTGCATAATGTGACGCATCAGAGGTCGATACCTCTCTTCATTAAACAAATTGAAATCATAATATGATGTAATCCCGTGCTCGTGAGGATCAAATGTTTCTGAACGATCTTTGGAATAACCACCTTTGTTCAGGATCCACTCTCTATCCTTGTAGATAATCTCTTCTATCTCACGAAAAGGAGGTGGGTTTGTGTCCACCTCCAGCACAGAAAAAACATCACGAGTATGTTTCTTCATCCGAGCGAGATAGTATCGCTAGCAGATGCTCCAGCAATTACATTGTCACCAAAACTGATAACATCTTGCCCACCAAAGACTCCATAACCATAGTCTACTGCTTCAGCAGCGTGGTTCTGGTAGTCAGCACTGCTGAAAGAGAAGTTGATACTATCATCAGCTTCAGCAGTATGCTTGTGGTTGTCAGCGATGTGACGCAACCCCAAGTAGTGACGCCACAGTTCAGCAAGCGTATTGGTCTCTTCATTTGTGTTGAGACCGTGGATGACTGCTTCTTTAGCAGCTTCCACGGCAACTTTGTACTTAGTGCAACTCATTAAAATACTCCACTTTCGATAAGGTCTGCTTCCACAGAGTCAAGGATGACATTGTAGTCATCTTCAGGGTCATCATACAATTGGACGCCACGTTCTTCGTAGTAGCGTATTAGTTTCTGATATAAGCGAGGGTACTCTTCATCGAGAGTAACCTCACCAGAAACTGCAGCAGTCAACTTGGTAAGATCGGATTTGAACTTAATAGTCAACGACGATTTTCGTACGGACATTGTTTTGAATTCGACTTCGGCATTATAGATCAATGAAAGGTTCAGGTCAAGCCCCTATCAGCAACCATCATTGTGATCGCAGTACATATCGTACAACTCTTCATCACCTGTTACCTGTGCTGCTTCACACAGGTCGCCAATTGGCACAGCTACAACAGCTCTGCCATCAGGTTGCCTAACGATAAACTTTTCTCCTGACTCAATTCTATCCATATAAGAATCGAAGTCTTTTTCAAATTCTTCTACGGTAATTTCAGTCATTCATCAATGCTGCCCAATCAGCGTTAAACTGTTCCAAACCTTTATCAGTTAGTACGTGATCGTACATTGAATCAAAGACCTTCAGTGGCAATGTACACACACTTGCACCGTTGTACCAGGCACGAACAGCACGAGGTACAGTGCGAATAGAAGCAGCTAGCACCTCAGTATGAACACCGTGGCGGCAATAGATGTCAGAGATAGAACGAACAACTTCTAAACCAGCAATGCTTTGATCATCCAAGCGACCTACAAATGGTGAGACATAAGAAGCTCCCGCTTTGGCAGCTAGGATCGCCTGTGCCGCGTTGAAGATCAAAGTAACGTTTACCTTAATGTCTTGCTCGCTAAGGATCTTACAGGCGAGCAGACCATCTACTGTGCAGGGAACCTTAATCGTGATGGCAGGTCCGATAGGTATATACTTTTCCGCCATTGCCAGCAGTTCGTCAGCTGTATCGCCAGATACCTCTGCAGAAATACTAGCACGATCGTCATCTCTGAAGATATGATTAATCTCTGTGATGACTTCGACGGGATCCCTTCCCTCTTTAAGCATAAGAGTTGGGTTGGTAGTAATACCGTCAATCAGACCTGTATAATACCTTTTTTTAATTTCTTCTACGTCAGATGTATCAAGAAAGATTTTCATTTATGTGTCCAAGTGTACCATTGATTAGTGGTTCTTATTCGCCCTTCGGGATCTCTTGAAGGAATAAAGCAATCGAAAGCTGCAGACACACGAACACCTTCACCTTTGTACGAACGTACAGCGTGGGGAAGAGATGGTGGGAAGAGGGTAAATTGCCCAAACTCGTTGGGTATATCTATTTTTTCCCCACCTAAAATATATGTAGTAGCTGTAGGATTTTCAGAACCCAAGAAGAGATTACCTGATACACTTTGAGGGTTAGTATCGTAGTTATCAGGTGTACCGAAGTGACGATGAGGAAAGATTTTATTATCCATCCTCAAGATATTTCCCCAAGATTGATAGTGAACTACCTCTCCTGGTGTCAGTGTTAGAAAGTCAGCAACAATTTCTTTAACACGTGGGAAACAATAATCTTCCCACGTCTCAAGATCGTGTAATAGATTATAGTACTGTTGCTTTCCTGTGATTTGATCTTCGGGATAATTGAAGATTGATTTGCCAAGACTGATAAGACCAGGCTCAGATTCCAGTAGACTTTCACGTAGTATTATAGCAGTTTTTTCGTCTAAAAGATACTGCTTAATACCAAAGTCATCTAGTTTCAAAATTCATTCTCCTGATCTTTCTCTGCTTACGATTCTCCTGAAACTGCTTGTCATTTTCTGACAGTACCCCAGGAGTCGTTCCAGCTTGAAACTTATCTTGAGAAACTATTTCAATGAGAGACAGGTCGTTACCAGAAATGGTAGTACCAGTAACTGTAGACATATTAGGACATCCACAGCATTTCGTTTCGATAGTATAGCTGGTCAGCTCTTTATTGCATTGTTTGCATCTGATAGTAAGCATTTATTTTTTCCATATGAATGAAAAGGGACATTTAGATTCTTCCTCTACATCATCCTTGATCATAGACCAGGATTTATTTGGCAACCAATTCTTAATACCTTGGTTCAATCTAAATTTACGTTGCACTTCCATAGGGGGTTCAATCCCTTCCCAGCGCTGTAGTTCGTAGCTATTATCTTTAGATCCACGAAATCTAACACAGTAAAGAGGGGTGCCACGTGGGACATTCACCTCTGTCTTGTGACAACGATAGGCACCATTGATTGATCTATACCACCTACCTAAAGGAAGTTCAGCTGTAATCAATTCCATCCCTGTCTTATGATGAAGTTCAGGATGGGGTATCATCTCGACCCAAAGATTTTTATTTGGTTTTTGTGGCCAAAACATCATACTTTGCGCCCATTGAATGACAAGAAAGTCTTTAAAGTTATAAGGATTTGAAGACTTCGCACTGTCGTAAGATTGTATCTTACCTTCTTGCACAAACATATAGTCTGCACAATTTTCTCTGGGAAAGCTGGTGTCATAGACTAAACCATCTGACTTCTGCCACTTGAATTTTATATCAAGTTGATTGAATACAACAAAAGTATTAGCCCAATACTGTTTCCAAGCAGGACACTTGTAGTATGAATTTTTTTGATGTTCCTCTTTGTGATACTCTATGTATTTCTGAGGAGGAAGATAGTACTCAGGAATGAATAGAGGGTGATGCATATCTGTCTGAGCAGGACTATTAGTTGCTTTGACAGTTTGATAGTTAGGGTTGTAAAAAATCTTAGTCATTTCCAGAATTTCATAGGACACTTAGAAGGGTCGTCTTTCTTGAAAAGGTTCCAAGATCCACCAGGCACCCATTGTTTAAAAGCTTGATGTTGATTCAATCTAATCTGCAATTCTTTTGGTGGTTTTGGTTCCGCCCATCTTCTCAAATTATATGCGTTGTTCTTACCACCTCTAAACCTCATAGTGTATAGGGGTTGCCCTCGTTTAATGTTAACCTTACTACCGTGTGCTTTAAATGCAGGATTAGCAGGACGATGCCACCTACCAATTGGATACTCTACACTGATAAACTCAAGCCCTGTATCGTGAAAAGTATCTGGCCAAGAATTCAATTCAATCCAGACGTTTCTTTCCTTTTTAGGCAACCACATAAAGAGCAGTTGAGGCATTTGAAAAACTAGATTGCCTTGATATTGACAACCAATATAACTACTGCTCCACAACACACCGTCTTCATAGATTTTACCTTCATTAATGGTGATGTGATCTCGGAAACCTTTTCCCTGAAAGTTTGTCTTATTAATAAGACCGCTCTTCATATCATATTCTAGATACAAATCAGTCTGACTGAACACAACCCACGTATTCGCCCAATAACTCCTCCAAGCAGGGCATTCATCATAGCTGTGACCCTTATGCTCTTCAGCAGCATAGTCTAGAGCACGCTGAGGAGGGATAAAAGCGTGTTCAGAATGCAAAGGGTGGTCCCAGATGCAGGTATTGACTCTAGGATCTTGCTCAATATATCCTACTGGAGGATGATAACAAGGAGCGTAATTAATTTTAGTTGCCATATCAAGTGCGGGAGGATCCGAACATCCTCATATCTAAGTCTGGGTCAGTAACGTTTTCGTATTTAATAGCATAGGTGTAGCGAACGTTCTCAGAGAATGGAGTTGCCCTATGCCAGATAGCACCATCAAAACAAACAGCTCTATTAGGTAAAGGCAATGAACCATAGGTATGATCTTCACACCAGAACTCAGTGCATCCACCTTCGTTTCTTTCCCAATGATGTTGAGGGTAGTACAACACAGTGTAAGCTTCTAGTCCATCAACAGGGACAGTATCGAAGTGCCATCTAGGACACTCACCAGGAAAGAATACATTCACATACATACGAATGCAATCAAAGTCTTTTGTCAAGCAACTGAAACTATCTCTAGCAACTTGATCAAACTTTTTATAGATTGGTTCGTGTTCTCTAATGTTTACCGTAAGACCAGTAGGTCTATCAGGTCTGTCATCATATTCACCCCAACGTGCTGAGGTATTGGAAGCATACAAGTAAGACTTATAGTGATGCTTGTCTTCCAGAAAATTGTCTTTTGTGTATAATTCCATAACAGGTCAGGTAGGACTCGAACCTACAATCGGCAACTTAGAAGGTTGATGCATTATCCATTATGCTACTGACCCAAAAAAGAAGAGATCAATTGATCTCTTCGTCAAGCCATTCGCTGAATTCTTCTATAAGTGCGATGCAGGATTGAGCGTCGTTACGCTCTGAGTGATAATCTAATCGCTCGATAATGTACTTACTAATTTCACTCTGATTCATAGTAGTCTTTTCGATAGTACCTCCCGAGGATGTTGCTATTATAGAAGGCAGGGATGCCGTCTGTCAAGCTCTCGGTAAGAACGTTATTAATGAAGAGTTGGCGGGTCTCTTCGTAGTTGACTCGCCCTGGAGTGGTGTGTAAGGAGAGGATTTCTCTAGCAAAAGACTCCCGTCCATACGTTCGTACATCTTCTGTAAGCTCTGGACAACTTCCATAGTACTTTCTCCAGTTACTTTCACTTGTAACTCTTCGCCGCTTTGCAGTACCACCTGTATCTCTAGGCTTTCGTTTTTGCCAGAAGTATTTTCTACCGATGTAGGAACGGTTGGTGGTGCTACAGGTGATTTTGTAGACAAACCCGTAGTTGTCCCCAATAAGAGACCCATCAAAGACGCTCCCACGATACATCCAGGGATTTGGATACGGTTCACCCATTTCATAATCTTAAATTCTCTCATTGATATTTAGTATGGTTTGGTAAACGTGGATTGTGTTTTGCAAGGGGATGTCAATCTCCTTGTGCTGCTCTATTATATTACAATAATCCAACCAGCGCAAGGAAGTCTTGAGAGGTTCATCAAACTCAACACCGCCCATAAACCTCACTCTTCTCTCTCCCCTGGTCTCGCAGAAATTGTATACTATTTCCTCTGATTGCTCACCAATATTACGGCGAACAGCTTCTCTAGTTATCACTAAACCAGGTACATAAAATTCTGTACCATATATTGCGTGAAAAAGACCTGCACGTTGTTCGTGTTCAGGTCTTTTATAGTCGTGTAGTAGTTTGTATACTCCGATAAGATGTGCCAGAAGGTTCCTACTATCGTGAGGTATCTGTTCACATCCTATCTTACGTAGGAACTCAATCTCCTTTTCCATTTGGTTGCCGTAGATAACGATACTTCAATGCAGACAACCGCCAAGCTTGCGCTAAGGACTTAGGTCCCTTCTTAAGAAGAGTTTCCTCTTCCTCAGTGAGAGGGAACCTTTTGTCTAACAACATTCTGCGTTTCCAATAAGGCATTACAGAGAAAATCCAGCAAAAGTATCAGCTTTGACATCTTGTTTGATGCCACCGATAAGATAAGACTCAACCTCTGTCTCCTGTGGTGCCACCTGCATACCCTTAGAAGAGATCCAATGCTCTGTCCAGGGCAGAGGATTGTTGCTAGCAGGAACATCATAAACAGGTTTGATACCAATCGACTTCATACGACGATTGGCAATCCACTCAACATACTGAGCAAGAAGACGGTCATTCAGACCTAGCATCGATCCATCTTTGAACAGATACTTTGCCCATTCTTTCTCCTCATCAACACATTTTTTAAAGCAAGAAAGAGTATACTCCTCTTCTTCTTTAGCAATCTCTACCATCTCAGGGTCGTCCCCTTGCTGCCACTTTTTGATAATGTTTTGAGTGAGGACAAGATGCTGGTTTTCGTCTCTGGCGATGAAAGAGATAATTTTAGCTGATCCTTCCATAAGTTTGAGTTCAGCAAATGCGAAAGAGCACGCAAACGAGACATAGAATCTAATCCCTTCCAAGATGTTGACATTGATAACTGCACGATAGAGTTTACGTTTAAGATCGCGGAGAGTCCACTGCGAAGTGGGAGAATCTTTGAAATCATCTCTCCAAAGGTTGCCTGTACCATACTCCTGCGCCGCATTGATGAAGTCATCATAAGCTGCAGTGACAGACTTTGCTCTCTCTATGATTCTAGCGTCATTTGTGATGTGGTCAAGTACCTCAGCAGGATCACTATAGACATTCTTAATGATGTAGGTGTAGGAGCGACTATGAATCATCTCCATCATACCCCACACGGTCATTGCTGACTCAAGTTCGGGTAAGCTACAATAAGGACCAAAAGCCATCCCAGGACCACGCCCTTGTACAGAATCCAAAAGGATCTGATACTTAAGATTGGAGGTAAAGATGTGCTTTTGTACATCATTGAGTGTCTGATAGTCAGATCTATCTTTCTGGAGAGAGACTTCCTCGGGTCTCCAGAAATAACTGAGCTGTGTCTGAGTAAGTTTTTCAAACACAGGATACTTTTGAGTATCATATCTTTGAACACCAAGTGGGCGTCCAAAGAACATTGGTTGCGAAGTATAATCGACAGCATTTTGATTAAAAACGGTCATTCCTTCTACTTTAGATGGTGCAACTGTCACAGTCTTCTCCTTCCGTTTGTAATATTTGTTCTAACAAAGTTTTCTCATCAGGCACATCATCTGTTTTGTTGTCGTATGTGTTTTGATAGTAAGAAGTCTTCCATCCATACTTGTAAGTCTTCAGGAGATCCTGTGCCATTACGGAAACAGGGACTTCACCGTTATCATAGTGAGCTGGATTGTAACTCCAGTTGCCAGAAATTCCTTGGTCAAAGAATTTTTGGAGAATAGCAACGACTTTGATGTAACCATCATTGTCAGGCATATCCCATAGCAGGGTATAGTCGTTCTTGTGCTTCACATACTGAGGCACAATCGTTTTAAGGACACCCTTCTTACTCTTCTTGACCGTGAGATAGTCACGAGGAGGTTCGATACCATTCGTAGTGCCACAGACGACGCTAGAGGACTCCGAGGGCATCTGAGCAGTCAGTGTGGAGTTGCGAAGACCGTGGTTCCAGATCTCGTCACCAAGTGCTGCCCAATCCATCTTAAGCTCAAACTTTTGGTTCTTGTCATCATAACAAAACTCGTCAATATCAGTCTTATATGTATCGACAGGCATAACCTTACGGGAATACTTTGTCTGTTCAAATGCCTCACAAGGACCATACTCTTTAGCAAGTTGCATCGATGCTTCCAGCAAATAGAATTGGAATCTCTCTGCCAAAATGTGCACTGACTTGTGTGCTTCCCAAGAATCGTATTTGAATCCAAGTTTAGCAAGGTAGTGTGCCAAACCAATGAAACCAATACCTAGGGAACGACGTTGACGGGTGGAGTTTTCTGCAGCTTTGACAGGATACTGTTGATAATCAATCAATACATCCAAGGATCTTACCGACAGTTCACAGAGACGACGGAGATGATCCCAATCTCTCAGTTTGCTGAGGTTAACAGCAGACAGAATACACAGTGCAATTTCACCGTGACCATCAATATGCTGCAGAGGATCCGTAGGCAGTGTAATTTCCTGACACAGGTTACTCATCTTGATAGGAGTATCAAAAGAAGAGTGATCGTTGCAATGATCGATATTCATAATATAGATACGACCAGTCTCAGCACGTTCCTTAAGCAAAGACAAGAACAGTTCTTGAGCTTTGACAGTCTTCTTAGGAATCAACTCGTTAGCCTCAGCTTCCAAGTACATATTATCAAAGGACTCGCTACCAAATTCCTCATACATTTCAGGAACGTCGTGGGGACTGAAGAGTGTGATGTCTTCGTTGTTAATGAAACGTTGGTAGAACAGTTTAGAAATCTGAATAGAGTAGTCCAGTTTACGGACACGGTTATCTTCAGTTCCTTTGTTGTTCTTAAGAACTAGGATGTCTTGGATTTCTTGGTGCCAGATTGGGAAGTGGACTGTTGCTGATCCTCCACGAATCCCATTTTGCGTGCAGCATCGTACAGTTGATTCAAATTTTTTAAGGAAAGGAACAACACCCGTGTGTTGAACTTCTCCACCTCTGATTTTACTGTTGATGCCACGGATTCTGCCTGCGTTAATACCGATACCTGCCCTTTGTGCAACATATTTGCCAATAGCCATATCGCTAGTAAAGATACTATCGAGGGTGTCATCAGCATCAATAAGAACACAGCTTGCGAATTGCCTAATAGGTGTTCGCACTCCCGCCATAATTGGCGTTGGGAGGTTGAGCTGGTGTTTGGAGATTGCATCGTAGTAATCCTTTACGTACTTGAGACGAGTTTCTTTCGGATAAACAGAAAAGATCGTAGCGGCAATCAGCACATACATCTGCTGAGGAGACTCATAGATCTCCCCACTACTACGGTCCTGTACAAGATACTTATCGGAAACCTGACGGAGACCAGCATAAGTAAACAGCATATCACGTTCGTAATCAATATAATTATTGATTCGATCCCACTCAATATCATTATAAGCATTCACAAGAGTGCTGTCGTAGACACCCTTCCTAGCACCATCGAGTAGATGCTGAAAAATATGGGGAGGTTTTCTATTTCTACCATACAACTTCTTGCGAATAGAAATACTAAGCAAACGTGCTGCAACGTATTGATAGTTAGGATTCTCAAGGGTAATCAAATCAGATGCAGAACGAATCAAGATATCTTGAATCTGTTCAGTAGTGATACCATCATAAAATTGAATGCCAGATTGAATCTCAACCTGAGAAGCACTTACACCAGAGAGTCCGAGGCAAGCTTCCTCTACCATAATATGAATCTTTTCTAGATTCAGTGATTCGGGAAGTCCATTTCTCTTAACAACTGTAAGTTCTTCAGTGGGGGTCATACTCGTTTCCATTCTGTTAGTTTTACTTGGGCTTGGAGTCCGTTAAATGTATTAGATTCTACCACGGATTGAACTTCAATGCCAGCGTTAACCATATCATTGAGATCTTTCTGTAGTATTGATTTTGGCCAGATGACTACTGGATTTCCTTTGAGGATGGTTGCTGCAATCTTATCAACAATCTGTTTACTTCGGGGTTCGTTGTCGAAGGCGTATACAAATTGATAATTAAAAGAGCTGAGGTCAACATCGCTACCACACATAGCGATAGCATTTCTAAGGAAATGACTGTCGAATGGTCCTTCTGTGACGTATACTGTTTCTGTTTTGTCAATGTCGCTTAGTCCATATACTTTAGGTACATCATCTTCAAGCATTACGGTAACGTACCGCAGCTTATCATTAGGGTTTAGGGAGCGCCCCTGATACCCAAACAGGTTACCGTCTTCATCCTCCAAAGGAATAACAATTCGAGATTCCTCACTGTCTATACGATCATAAGTTTGCTTCAAAGAGTTAGTCCACTCTTTGAACTTTTCTGCGTAATAGAACTTTGACAGTGTTTCTTCTGGCAATCCTCGTTTTGTTAAATACGTCCTTGCGGGGTGAAGATTATTTAGGTCCGAGACTAGTGGAAGTTTGATTCTTTTTTTGTTTTTAAAGACAGGTTTTTTAAAAACACTAGTGTCAATAACCCTTCTCTTTTTGGTACCAGTATTTCTCTTGAATTTCTCAAGATTATACTCTTCCCATAACTGGGTGTCCTGATCTTTCAGGAAATTATGAAAGGCTTTAGAAGTTCCACAGTTGTGGCATTTGTATACCAAACCTGTCTTAGTAGTGAAAAGGTATCCTCTCTTCTTGGAACTCCGACGCTCGGAGTCTCCGCAGTAAGGGCACCTAAAATTGTAGAGACCAGACTTCTTGGTACTAAATCCCTGCAGTCTGGAAGCTAGTAGATTTACGTACTGCAAATCTAGATGATTCATCAGGTACAGGAGCAGTCGGTCCTCCGATTATAGCAGAAGGCTTCACCTCAAACAAGGGGGTGATGGTGTTTTGTATAAAAGGTGTGACAAAGAACACAAGAACTGCGACAGCACCTGTTGCTATGTACATCTTCTTCTCCATCTCATCAATCTTTTTCTTGACCAGCATAATATCACGCTCGCAACCTTTCTTGATCTCGTCAGTTTTCACCTCAAGATCTTTGTGAAGGTTATCGATTTTGAGAAACAAAACGTCATCAATTTTTTCTTGTTGCGCAAGTTTCTCTTGATGCACTGCCAGTAATTGTCCCATTTTTATAGAATTATCTTGTAAAGATGTTACAACATCTTCTAAACGGTCAAGGATTGCAACGCTAACTGAATCCATAGCTCTACTATTCGTATATCTTAGTTTTGTCGGACGGCAAAATCAATAGCTGCAAGATATGTTTCAGGAGATTGGTTCAGCATTTGCTGAAATCTAATTTGATTAGCGGGATCCAATGCCTGATGAACAGCAACTGCACGCTTAGCAGAATACTGATCCATCTTAATAGAATTATCACCAACTCGAACGTCAGCAAATCCTTGGGTGTCTCCAATTTCGCCAGCAGCAAGTTGAGTTGCTGTTGCTAGTACATCATTTTCCATAACAAATTCTTCTTTTTTAAACTTCTTAGTTTGATCGGATGCTTTCTTTTTAAAGTCAGAAAGACGTGCCTTCATCAGGGTGTCCATCTCTTTGGTTTTAGATTGCATCTTGCTCTTAGCTTCGTCTCTCTTCTTTTGGAGATCCTTAGCACGACCAAGTTTCTTGCCTTGCTGAATTTGCTTTTGAGCTCTTTCAGTTTCGCTAGAAGCTTCAGTAATTTTCTTCAGTTCTTCAGACATTTTTCCTTTTCGATTTAGTAAAACGCGAGAGACGAGTTTACGACCTGCTTTAGTACGCCCATCATAGCGAGCGTTATTCTTTTTGTATTTAGTACGTGAACGTTTTCCAACAATGACGTGAGCAGGAGGCAATGCAACTCTACTGCCGTCACCAGCTGAATTTACGGGAGCATCCTCGTTCATAGTTGATCCAATTCCTCTAAAGTATATGTATCAATATAAGGATCGTCTAATTCTGCAGGCAATTGATTTATGTACTTAAGAAAAGACTTTAGTATTTGCCAATTAGACTTGTCTATCTTATGGAATAGCATAAGAGTAGAAGCTTCACCAAAAATATTGTAGATAACAATAATATGATTAAGAATGAGATGAACCTTTAGTTCACCTGTCTTCTCATAACGTTTAAACAATCTCTTGATATATTTAAAACGTTTTAAATCCTCAAGGAAGTCCTCGTAAGTTATTCCTTGAGGATTGTTGTAGTTTTTTGAGGCAAAGAGAAGAAAGTTTTCATCATTTAAATAGTCAAATCTCATTCTCTAACCATTACGCAGTGGTGATAGCAGCTGTGTCAGAAACCAATTCAGGAGCACCGTTAGTAGAGTTAATCTTCACACGGTATGTGCCAGCATTGGTTGCTGCATAGGTTCCAACAGTATACGTTGCAGCAGTTGCACCAGCAACGTTAGCGAAACGATTGCCAGACTTCTTCTGCCACTGATAGGTGAGGAGTGAAGCATCACCAGGAGGTGTACCAGTAGCGGTGACT